TTCCCTTATTCTCCACCATTAGATAATTAACCCTTATTTTATAAGGGTTTTTATTTTTCACATCTAGTTTCACATCTAGTTTATTATAAATTATCTAGTAAATTAACTATTTCATTTTGAACAGTTGGAAATAGATGCATATATGTTTTTTGCATAACATCTATTGTATGTCCCATACGGTCCGATAGCATTAAAAAGAATTTAGCAGTATCGGTTTGCCCAGATTTAATATATTCATTAATGAGTAAAGAAACGTGACTATGTCTAAACTCATGCATTGTTATTTCATTTACTCCTGCTAATTTAAAATATGTTTCTTTATGTCTATCTATAGTTGTTGGCGCCAAATAAACTGGTCCACCAAAAACAAACCAATTATTTGAGTAATCTTTATATTTAATTTGATTTAATTTATATGAGTATAAACATTCTTTTAAAGTTTTACTCATTTTTATTTTTCTATTTTTATTGGTTTTTGTCGAAGTAATTATTGCTTTACCTTTATTTTTAGTACATAAGGTTTTATTTATTTTGATTTCATTGTTATTAAAATCTACATCTTCCCATGTTAATGCAAGTAATTCTCCTTTTCTACAACCAGTATAATATGCAGTAAGAAAAAATGCTTTCCATAATTCATCATCAATGGTTGATATAAACTGGTTAAATTCAATTAATGTAATATATCTTAATCTTTTATCATCATCGATTATATCGTTATTTTTTCTTTTAAATCTACCAAATAGACTAATTGGATTTATTTCTAAACCATAATTTTTAATTGAATAATCAAATATGTTCTTCAATATATTTGAAATTTTATTCATATAATCTACAGTTAAATTTAATGATTCAAGATTTTGTGCCCATTCTCTAATATTTGATATATTTATTTTGTTAATATATTTTTTTTCAAAATGAGGTAATATATGTTTTTCATAATCCTGCCTATATGTATATACAGTAGATGGTTTACTATATTTTTTTAAGTTTTCAAAATATTCCTCTGCTACCAAATCAAATCTTATATTTATAGGATTATCATTTTTTAAAACAAACATTGACAATGCTTTTTCACACTCTTCACGAGTTTTATATTTTTTAGATGTGTATTGTTTATTATGTTTAGATTTCCTAAAATAATAACATCTTCCATCTTTTGTGGGCGTGCCTTTGTATATTTTATTCATACTCATTTTTTATAATCTCCTTTACAAATATTAATTATTTTGTTATAATATAATAGAAAAACTGATATGAATATATTTCATATTTAATTGTTTCTCGACAATAGTTTTTCATTTCAACACTTGTTCCTTTTGCAGAAGGAGCAAGTCCTTTTTTTATTTAATTATTGTATATCTGATTTTATTGAATTTTCAATAAATTTTATGTATTTGCTTGCTTCATCTTCGTATTTATCTACATAGAAAGCAAACATATCTTTATTTATTTGATTTAAGTGACATAATTCTATATGTGCAAGTTCATGCAATATAGTTTTTTTCTTTTTGTAATATGATAAGTTAGAATTAATGATTATATTATATACATCTCTATAAGCAAATACAAAGCCATTAATTCCGCTACCTAAACTAACATAGGTAATGTTAGCGTTATAATAATTTAACAAATCTTGTTGTGTTAAATTACCTTTTAATAAATCTGTGATCATACTTAATACCTCTATTTATTCTTTAATTTATATATATTAAGTATCTGTACTAGCATACTTTAATTATTTTGTTCTCCATCGAGTTCTTTATCTATTTCTTTTTTTCTTTGCTCAATAATAGTTTTAATTATTGCTTTATCTGATTCGGTTAGTACATCTTTATGTTTATCAAAAAGTATTTCCAAATCATCTTTTTTAATGGTTTCATTCGATTTAATATTAAATGCACTATTAAACATTTTTGTAAATGTGTCTTTATCTATACAATTAGAATCATCTATGTTATTTTTTATCAATTCTATAATATCATCTATTGAAAGATTTTTATATAATAATAACATCAAGTCGTTTTTTCCTATTTTTTTCAATTCACTATCAATCTCTTTTTTTATTTCGTTCCATTCTGTTTCAGTTTTTTTTGAATCAAATGTTATTTTATTATCATTTTTATCAAAATGATATTTTTTGTAAAAATCTTTGTATTGTGTCTGAAATTGTGTTAATGTATTAAAATAATTCGGAGATTCTTTGTAATCTATTTTAGCTAGATAAATTAGTAATAAGTCTTCAACATCTAATACTTTAGCAAGCTTGTTTAAAACTTCTAGACTAAGATTAACAGGTTTGCCAGTTTTAGGATCGATGCCTTTTTCGATGCTATCCAAATGTGAATGACTTATACCAATTAAATTAGCAAATTCTCTAAGAGACATATTGCCTCTTTTTTGCTTTATGAAACTTCCTAAATAATTTGTCATTTTTCCCCTCCCATTTACATTGTAAAGTATTTTTTATAAAAAATCAAGTTTTTTGTAAATTATTCTTGACAAACATTTAATGTGTATGGTATTCTTGACATATAAGGAGGAGATATGAAAGAAAGCTTAAATGTTAAAAGAATTAGAAAAAAACTTAAAATGAACCAGTCTGATTTTGCTAAAATTTGTGGATTATCGCGAGTATACATATCTATATTAGAAAATGGTAAAGTAAATAATCCAGGGGTAAAAACAATTGAAAAAATTAAAAAATCAGTTATCAACTATATTTTTTTAGATTGAATGTTTGGTATCCGAACACAAAATTAAGGAAAGGAACAAGTAATGAATTTATTAGAAATGTTTAAAAAATTAACTGAAGAAGAAAAACAAGAATTTATAAGACTAATTATTCAAGAGATAAGAAAAAAAGAAAAAGAAGTTGGCGAACTTCCTATTCAGTTTTAGTTGGTAAAGTTAATAGCCCTAATTCTTCAAGAACTTGCAAAGTGGCATATACAGCAATTTGTGCTGTAAGTTGGGAAATAATGCCTTCTTGCTTTTCGTTCTTAAGACATAGTTCATTTACTTTATCAGCAATTAATAGTCTTAAATCTTCATTAGACATAGGTTTATAACATCTCCTTTCAAAAATATTGTAAGGGAGCAAGAAAAAAATATCAAGAAAAATTAAAGAAAGGAAATTATATGAAAGAAAAATCAAAAATTGAAAAATTAAAAGAAGTGGTAATTGATAGATTAATTGAAAATAAGTTAACAGATATTGAGTTACAAATTAATGTATTATTACTAAAAATAATTTTAGATAATGAATTTAAATAAGAAAAAGACTAGATATCATTAAAAAAAAGATGCTGCAACATCTAAAACAAAAGGAACAAAGTGTTGAAATGAAATAAAGGAGGAACAAAATGGAAAAGGAAAGATCAACAAAAGACAAAGAATATATGAGTGCATTAGACTTAATGAACATAATTCCAAATCTTACTTATGACAATGCAATTAAATACATAAATGAAATTAGAAAAGAAATGGAAGAAAAAGGTTATTGTGTACCAACTACAAGACCAAAATTAGCATTAACAAAATTAATAAAAAAGAAGTTTGGTTGGTAAGAAGGTGAGTTTTATGAAAAAAATTAAATGGAAAAATGTATTTATAGCAATGTTGTTTTTGATAAGTGGTGGGTTAATAGTACATGATCTATTTATGTTAACAATATATTCAATAATCACAAGTTATACAACAACATTATCGGTGTTTGGATGCTTAACATTAGGATTAGCAATCTATGTATTTAGTAATTGTTATGAATATTTTAATGCATTAATGGAGATGTAAAATGAAAGATAGTTTTGTACTATACACATCACAATATGTTGCGATTAAAGAACTTGAAGATGAACAATTGGGTAGGTTGTTTAGAGCACTTTTTGAAAAACAACTAGGAAATGAGGTTGTTTTGACAAATGATATAAAAATTGCATTTAACTTCATAAACAACCAAATGGTTGTAGATAATCAAAAGTATAAAAAGAAGTGTGAAACCCTTAAAAATAACGCGAAAAAGGGTGGTGCACCCAAAGGAAATCAAAATGCAAAAAAACAAAAACAACCAAATCGAGAAAAAAACAACCTTAATGATAATGATAATGATAATGAAATTATCATAAATGATAATTTAAAAGAAAAAAATAAAAAAGAAAAAATTTCTTTTGGCGAATTTAAAAATGTGTTGTTGAGTGAAGAAGAATTGGAAAAACTAAAACAGCGATTTTCAGATTACGAATTGCGAATTGAAAAATTATCGAACTACATTGCAAGTAAGGGAGATAGATACAAAAGCCATTATGCCACAATTTTGAATTGGGCAAGAAACGAAAAGAAGGAAAGTGATGTAGCCGAAATAAAACCTAAGTGGTATGGAAAGGAAGTTAAAAAGAAAGAAATGTCCCAGGAAGAAGTAGAAGAACTTGAAAATATACTGAGTGAATTTAAAAATTAAAAAATAGGAGGAACAATGAAATTATTAAGTAGTGTGAAACTAGCAATGGAAAATAGAACATTGCGATTAGAAAATGAAGCATTAAAGAAAACATTAAAAGAACAAAGTTTCAAAATTTTAATGGATAAGGTAAATGAACCGTATGAAATAGAAAAGCTTAGAACTGAAAATAAGAATATGAGAGTAACGATAAAAAATCTAAGAAAGGTTTTGAAAGAGGAAAAGCAATGATAGAAGAAAGAATGCCTGGAACAAATCCGTTATTTGAAACAAGAAAAGAAGCCGAATTACAAGTTGATAGGCAAAAGAGATATAAACAAATAACGGAAATATTAAAAGACAATCCTGATGGATTAACTGCAAAAGAAATAAGTGTTGAAATGAAAAGGAGGGGTTATACACCAACCGATGAAAGAAACTTCTCAAGCCCAAGAATAACTGAAATGTTGATAAGTGGATCAGTTGAGTGTATTGGTAAGAAAAAATGTATTTATACGAATAGAAATGTAGGAGTTTTCAAATTAAGAGTTAAACAATCGACATAATTCTATCTAATTCGATACAAAAATCTCACAAGAGCAATGTTTTGATAAAAATAGTATAAATATACCAAAATGGCACAAAAGTGCCTTAAAAAAAATAAAGAGAAAAATTAGAAAGGAATACAATATGGCAAAAAAATATACATTTAATGAACAAGAAGAAGAATACGATAGCGAAGTAAAAGATATGCTTCCAGTTTGGCAAAGCTCAAAGTATCAACAATCAAAGAAAAAAGTAGTTGAAATGTTAGATAGTGGAAAATACAAAGGGTTAGATGAAACTGATTTTTGGATTTTAAAAGGTAAAACATCAAAGAAAGATAAAATCGCATACAACGGGTTGATTATTTCACATAATGGTTGTTTAAAAATAAATGATTCGTTAGATGATAAATTAAAATTCAAACCTAGTTGTGTAAAAGAAAATAAAGAAGGATATGAGAATAGTCTTGTATTTACTTATTGCAATGATGAGCAAGGAATTTATGAAGTTGGAGAAATAAGTTCTAGTAATTATAGGCAATTGCAAGGAAGATATCCGTACGCGATGGCTTATAAAAGATTATTTGATAGAGTAGTACTTAAAAATAGCAAGCTAGCATATGCAGGTGTCTACTCTGATAGTGAAGCGGAGGAATTTGCCGAAAGAGTAGTGCAAGAAGATAAACCTCAAAAATCAAATGAAAAAAATAAAACTGAGGTTAACACTTCATCGAAAACAATAAAAAATGGCAGTATGTTTAGTGATGGTGAATTAGACATGATGCAGTACATGGATTCACAAAACGAAATGATAAATCAAAATCAAATATTCGAAATTAAAACAATAGTTGAAAAGAATCCAAAATTATTAGATCAATTTAAAAAAACTAATCTAAACGATTTAACATGGAGTGAAGCATTTACAATTGAAAAACAAATAAGAATTGCTAGAAAGAAAAAAGAAAAAGAGATGGAGGAAGTATTTTAATGAACGAAGTACAAAACAATGAATTTGAATTAATAATAACTGAAAAAAATCTAGGAAGTTTAACAACTAATGCAAAGGCAATAAGAGATAAAATAAAGGAAATTCTACCAAAATACAGTGCTGAAAACTATAGTGAAAATAATATAGAAAATGCAAAATCAGATAAAGCAATGTTAAATAACACTGCAAAGAAATTAAATGATAAGAGAATAGAGTTGGAAAAAGAATTTTTAAAACCATTTGATGAATTTAAAGCAACTGTTAAAGAAACAACTGACATGATAAAAGAAGCAAGTTCACAAATAGATTTAATAGTAAAAGAAGTTGATTTAAAAGCAAAGCAAGAAAGAAGAAATTATATAGAAAACCTATTTAATTCAATTGTAGGTGAATTAAAAGAATTAGTAACACTAGACATGATATTTGATGAAAAATGGCTAAATAAAGGCAGTTTTAATGACAAAGGCGAATTTAAATTATCAAGTGAACTAGAAAATAAATTAAACAAGATAAGAAACGATTTAGAAACTATAAAGACATTAAAAAGTAATTATGAAGTATCTCTAACAAATCAATATTTAAGAACATTTGATTTAGGAAGTGTTATTCAAGAAAACAATAGATTAATGGAACTTGCAGAAAAAACAAAACAAGTTGAGGCAGTAAAAGAAGAAATTGTTAAAGAAAAAGTAGAAGAAATGGTAACTAAACCAGTTGAGGTGGAGGAGTTTGATCCAATTAAAACAGAAAAAATAGCAATTACTGGAACATTAAGTCAGCGAAGAAAATTAAAAGAATTTTTAGATTTAAATAAAATGAAATACGAAAGAATAGAGGATTAGTTATGGAAAGATGTGATATTTGTGGAGAATCAGAGGAGGAATTAATTGATACAACAGGCATGATAAATGGTGATGTTGGTTACGTATGTTATCAATGCTTGGAAGATAACGATATAGGAAAATAGGAGAATATATGAAAAGTAAACTATTAGATGAATTATTTAAAAAGTTTGAGAAAGATAAAAAAGTAATAAAAGAAAACGTGTTAGTTGTTATGGATAATGTAGTTTTAGAAACAAGTGATAAATATGGAAAAGTAACTATGACAATTACTTATGAGAGGAGTGATAAATAGATGAATACAATCATATTAAGTGGAAGATTAACAAATAAACCTGAATTAAGAAGTACAAAAAGTTTAAAGTCTGTATGTAATTTTACGATAGCAGTAAATAGACAATACACAAGTAATGGAGAAAGAGAAACTGATTTTATTAATTGCCAGGTATGGAATAAAACAGCCGAAAACTTATGTAAGTATCAAGACAAAGGAAATTTAATATTAGTATCTGGAAACATAAGAACTGATAGTTATGATGATGAAAAAGGAAATAAAAGATACAAGACTTATGTTGCAGTAGATAACATTGAATATTTATCAAGTAAAAAACAAGAAAATAGTCAATCAGTAGAAGCAGAAGAACCTAATTCGGATCAAGTGTATATGGATTTCGGAAATGAAATTGAGTTAACTGATGAAGACCTTGGCTGGTAAAGGTGAATTATGGATTTAGTAAATGATATACAAGATTTGAATAGACTATTATCTAACAGTATTAACTTGCTTGCAAAGTACGGAAGAGAATATGCAGAAGCCGAAATGAATTATAAAATAGCACTAAATCAAGAGTGCTTGAAATTAAGAGATGGAGGTATGGCAGTCACATTAATAGACAAGGTAGTTTATGGTGTAAGAGAAGTTGCTAAAAAAAGATTCAAAAGAGATAGTGCCGAAATAATGTGGAAAACAGCACAAGAAAACGTTAATGTTTTAAAAATAAGAATTAAGATACTAGAAAATCAACTAAATAGAGAGTGGTCCAATGAGAATAGATGAGGATACAAGAGATTTTATAGTAAACAAATTAACTGAACTATTAATAAAAAATGACTTTTATGAAAAGAAGAAACAGGTCAATGTATATATCAAAAAAAGTAGTGCATACAAAGACTTAATTAAATTAGTAAAAAATCTAAGATAAAGGAGGAACTATGAAGATACTTACTAATGCAAATTATGAAGAAATAATAAATAAATTGAATGATCAACTTGGGGAAATAGTTGAATTACAAAGCAAATATGGATTATTAAAAGCGAATTATGATGCAAATATTAATGTGATCAAGGAATTAAACGGCAGAATTGGAGGATTAACAAAAGAAATTAACAGAACAAAAGAACAAAATGATGTACTAATTACGAGTGCAAAAATAAAAGATAAATCGAATGCTGAACTTACTAAAGCACTAGCAAATTATAGTGAGGTGATAAAAGAAAGAGATTGCCTTAAATTAGAACTTGAAAGAGCTAAAAAAGCATTAGAAGAAAGTATGTCAGATAAATTTTATAGAGTATCAGTTCCAGCGGGTAAACTTCCAAAAGGACAAGTTATGCACATGAAAAGTCATGCTGCAAGAGATAAATTAATTAAGAAAATTTATGATGATTTAGAAAAGGATAAATAACTATGTTTACAATCGAATATAAAGGATACGAAATATCACAGTCGAGTAATAATCACGTTTCTATATTTAAAGATGGAAAAATGGTTTTTCATGCGAGTTGCTTAGTAAAATACAAAGAAGAAAACTTAAAAGAAATATTGGAATTTTATTTAAAGTTACTTGATGATGAAGAATAAGGAACAAGTGTTGAAATGAAAAAAATTTATAAATTAATAGATAAAGAATTAAAAATAATGAACAAAGCAAGTGATATAACACGAACTGATTACAAAATATATGATAATCAGATAGAAGTATACTTATTTGTTGTTGCTGTAGAAGAATTGATTAACACAGTAGAACATTATAAACAGGAGATAAAAGAATTAAAACAAGATCTAGATGATAATTATATTCACAGACCAATGAGTGATTATACAGTAGATAGTTATGATGATAGATATTAAAGGAGATAAGGAAAAATGACAAAGTTTAAAACAAACGAAGAATACATTTTAAATGAATTATATAAAACACAAGAAGAATTACAATTAGCAAATAAGAAAATAGAAGAATTACAAGAAAAATCAAATAAAGACAATACTAACGAAGAAAATATGAATTGTATATATTTAAGTGATAAACCAAATTATTGGTATTCTTATAGTATTCAAGGCACTTATAATTGGAACAAAATATTAAAAGATAATAAGAAAACACCAGACTTTGTTGAAAAAGCATTAAGTGATGATAAATTGCTAAAACAATTATGTAAGTTAAAAGAAAATGATAGTTGGAGAAGTGAATTAGGTTGTATTAATGAGAGAGTGTATAACTATCTATTTAAAGGTAGAAATGGTTTATATTCAGTAATAGAAACTAATAAAGATAGTACTTACATGTATAGCATATCATCAAATGATAAACACTTTTTAACTAAAGAAGAGTGTGAAAATGCTTTTAAAGAAGAAATGATTAAAGAAATTAACTATTACTTAAAAAACTATAAAGATAAATTTGAAGAGGAAAAATAATCATGGAATATCCTTATAAAAAAGGTTGGTGGGAAACTAAAGACCATAGAAAAATAAAAATAAGTGATATGAAAACATCACATATTAAAAATACAATTAAATATTTGCAAAGACATAGAGATTTTTATGATGAATATTTTGAATTTGGTGGTGACTGGGACACTTATGATTATGAAGATAACTCACATTTAGTTGATAAAAAAATAGAAGAATTACAATATGAATTAGATATAAGGAAGGAGAAATAAGAATGACAAGGAAACAAGCGTTGAATGAAATAGCAAATTTATATAATGTTGATATTAATTTATGTACTAGTATTGGAGAACAATATTTAGCAAGAAAACAAAACTCAATAATTGATAAAGTATTTCTTACATATTACTTATTATTAGGAGTTTTGTATAAAAATAATGCAAGATTAAAAGATGTTATAAAAATACATTTAATCAATAATACGATATATTTTGATTTAGAAAATATGAAAAATTATGAATTATGTGATTTATAAAAGGAGAAATAATTATGAATAAAAGATTAGTATTAAAACTTATAAAAGATATTATTAAACAATATGCTTATGTTAAAGATTTTAAAAGAGAAGAAAATACTATAACAATTATATTAGAACCTTATGGTCATTATGAAGATACTCTTTAGAAAGGAGAAATAAGAATATGAATAAAACAAGAACAATAATAATAGATGGAATAGAGATACAAACAAGTTTAACAGGAGTTGAAATAGCAGATTTAGAACAAAAAAATAAAGAATTAATACAACAAATAAAAACGCAAAAAGAAGTTATTGATAAAGTAACAAATGATTTACAGCAAATTATAGATAATGTAAAAGATAGAACCATTATTTCATTAGGGCAATTTATTCCTAAACTAGAAATTATACAAGATGAATTAAATGGTTCAAATGATATATTAAAAGAGGTGTCAGAATGAAATATGAACAAATAAAAAACATTTTAGTAACAACTGGTTATACACAACAAGGTTATAAAGACCAAATACTTGAATATATAAATAAATTACAACAAGAAAACAAACAACTAAAAGATAATTGGAATAAGTTAAAAGAATATGCTAATAAGATGCACGAATATTTTCTATATACAGATGTGAATGAAATTTATAAGCAAAATATGAAAGAAGGTAATCCATTTCCCAATTTATTTAATTTATCAGAATTAAATGCGAGTGATAAAGTATTAAATTCAATTTGTAAGAAAATTCAAGAACTAGAACAAGGAAGTGATAGTGATGAATAAAGAAATAGTTATTAAGCAAGTAAATCTACAACAAGACAAAATAGATAGACTTATTAATACAATTGAAATGCGTGATAGCACTATTAAATATCAACAAGACCAATATTTAAAACTTTTAAGAAAATTAGATAATAAAGAACCTTTTGGGCTTAATTGTTTATTATTTACATATGATGAAATTATTAAAATACTAAAAAGTAATTATCATCCTTTAAAAGATTATATTGAAAGATGGTTTGGTACTTATCAGGACTTTGAAGAAAATGAAGGATTATTTTTTGCAGAAGATGGTATTGAAGTAGAAAAAGATGATTATTGGTTAGTTAATATCAAAACAGATTATGCTTGTAACTTTAAAGATGTTGAAATGTTAAATAGAAAAGTTTATGAGTTAGAGAAAGTAGAGAGTGATGAGTAAATGCTAACATTACCAATTAAAAAGAAATGGTTTGATATGATTTTATCAGGCGAAAAGAAAGAAGAATATAGAGAGATTAAACCTTATTATAATTCTCGTTTAGGTGTTAAATTAATATTACAAGAATTGATTAATAGTTCTAACGCCAAATTTATATCAAATATTATGTTTAGAAATGGATATGGTAAAGATAGACCTACTATTTTATGTGAATGTGAAATTAGTAAAGGATATGGCAAACCTGAATGGGGAGCAGAACCTAACAAGATGTATTATGTATTAAAAATATTAAGTGTGGAGGAGATTAATTAAATGAGTAAAATGTTATCTAAAATGAATTTAATATCAGTAGTTCAACAATTGCCTAAAGAAGATATAGAAATTATACAAGGTTATGTTGAAATGATTGAAAAAGAAAATGAACAACTAAAAGAACAATTGTTAGTATCTCAAACAAATGAAGAAACATTTAGACTAGAAACGGAAAATATAACAAAAACACTAGGACTAGATGAGGACACAATATTTGATGATGTTAAAATATATGCAAGAAGTTTAAAAGATAATTGGGATAAGCTAAAAGAAATAGCAAAAAGTCAAAGTGGGTTTAAGAAACGAGCAGATTTAAAAGGTGGATTATGGTTTGAAGTTGATGAACTATTGGATAAAATGCAAGAATTAGAACAAGAAAGTGATAACAAATGATACAAATAAATTATAAATTACAAGATATTGTTATATGTGCTTTAAGATATGCAATGGGTCGAAAAACATATGTAACCGAAGAAGTGTGTAGTTACATAAAAGAACATCCAGAATTGATTAATAAAAGAGTTAAAATGGTTATGTTAAGAGACTTAAAAGATATAGATATGTATTATAAGATGACGGATATTGATTATAAAATATTTAAAGATTTTCAAAAGTGGTTAGAAGAACTTGAGGAAAGTGATAGTAATGTTAAAGATTAAAGATAACGTAGATTTAAAAGAAATAGTAAAAAAATATAATTTAGATTATGAAATTATAGATGGTGATTATGAAAGTGTGTTCCAGGAGACATAGAATATTTTGATAAAAGTGAAGTATTTATAAGTGAAAATACAAAAAGAATATATGGAATTGATTGCAGTAGTTTAGATTTATTATATGACTTAATAAAAGCCAATCTAGTAGAGAAAGTAGAGAGTGATGAGTAAATGACTAGAGAAGATTATATAAACACATTAGAATTAGATAATGCAGAATTAAGAAAAGAAAATCGAGAATTAAAGAAACGACTTGAAGAAATAAATAAAATGATAGAAAAATGTGGCTTTGTAAATATAGAACAAGTAGCACTTAATTATTGTGGTTTTTTAGTTCAACAAAAAGAGTTTATAAAGTATTTAGAAGATAAAATATATAGCATTGAACCTAAAGGAACAGGTATTAATTACAATTGTGAATACGATAGTGAAGAAGATTATGTAAGTGCTATGAAAGAATGCTCAAAGTTAAATACTTTAAAAGAAATTTTACAAAAATATAGAGAAATAATAGGAGTATCAGATGAAAATAATATCAAATAAAAGATATAAGAAATTACTTGATTATGAAAATAAATATCGTTTACTTACTGGGCAAACCGTTACTTTTTGTACAGGAGAGAGAAGTAAATATAAAGCATTATTGAGTATGGAAAAGGAAGAAATAGTACGTAGATATTTTGATTTATATAGTGCTTATGTAAAATTATTAAGAAATAATAGGAGATGATAAACAATGATAAAAAAAGAAATTTATCCAAAAACAAAAAGAGTTAGTTGTAAAGGTGATAGAGTTTATCTTACTGAAAAGATAGATGGTAGTAATTTAGTATTTTTTAAGAAAGATGACAAATTATACTTTGCACAAAGGAACAATATTATTTGCATTGATGAAATTGAAGAACAAAAAGGAATGCTATATAAAGGATTGTATCAATGGCTATTAGACAATAAAGATATATTAGAAACTGAGTTACATAATAATAGTGCAATTTGTGGTGAATGGATAGGAATGGGTTGTCTAAAATATAATGTTGATGAGTTTGATAAAAGATGGTATATGTTTGCAAAAGCAAATATAGATGATAATTATAATTTATATAATTTGATTTATGATCACGAATTATTTATATATCCATTTGTAAGTCAAGAAATACCTAATTTTATTGGAATAGTGCCAGAAGTTGCTGAATTAGTTAATTTGCCGAACAAAGAGCAACTAGATGGTATTTATGAAAAGTATACAAACAAAGTAAATAGAAATGTTGAAGGATTTGTAATTAATTATAAAAATATAATAAGTAAATATGTAAGAATGAAAAATGGTCAATTAAGAGAACATTTTGATAGAGAAAAATAATAGGAGATAAATAAATGAAAGGAATAGAAAGAATAAAAATATTATCATCTGATATAAAAGATGAACAATTAAAATCAATTATTGATTATTTATTATCAAGAACTGATATGAACGATAAGTACTTAAATGAAGAAAAGAGTTTATCTCAAATGATAAAATTCATAATGAGAGAAGCAAATGAAAAACTAAAAAAAGTATCTATAAGTGGTGGTAGTGTAGCATATGCAACTGATGAGATGGTATTTAGTTGGGCAATACATTATTGGGATGAATCTAATTCTAATTTGAACTTAGATAATAAAAAAGTAGAGAAAGAAGAAAAAGAAACTAATAGTCCGGTTATAAGTGGATCAAATAAACAAAAAACGGACAAAAAAGAAAAGTGGGTATCAGAAGGGCAATTAACTTTGTTTGATATGTAATATGTATATTAAAGTAAAAGATAGAAAATTATTTAAAGAATTAGATGAAAATCTTACAATACCTGAAAAATGGCGAGAATTTGTAAAAGAAAAAAGTAAAAATCACAATTTAATTTTAAAATCAAAGAACGAGTATTATTGTACATGTTGTAAAACTACATTTAAAGCCGATTATAGCATTAATTCGTATTGTAAGTGTAATTATTGTAAAAGAGAATTTTTAGTTAAATCGGCAAGAATTAAGACTTATGCATTTAAAGATTACTTATGTATATTTGATAGATATAAAAACTATTATATTGAAAGAGTATTTCAATTAAAAACCGAGTATAACAGTGGTAATTTGAATAGTGAAATATGCGAATTTGGAAGAACAATTTATGATGATGCATTTATGCAGGTAGAAAGAATTGTAAATGAAAATTGTGTAAGTACTCCATCTGGGACATGGATAAGAAAGAATAATACAACTTTTGATTATAAATGGAGGTATCCATCTTATTACAATCCACTACATTATATAGATGAGTTTATATATTATCCATATAACATAAAGAGTATAATTGGAACAATAGAAAAATACAAATATAGTCAAATATGGACATTATTAGAACATGTTGACTATTGTGATTTGATTTATTTGTTAAAATGTTATAACCCAAGTGTAGAATTACTAACAAAGATGAAAATGTATAATCTAGCATTAAACCCTAAAACTTTTCAAAAAAAGAGGACATTTCGGGACAGGTTTTATGGATTATCAAAAGATTATTTCCCGTTTATTGTTGAAAACAATTTAACATTAGATGAATTAGAGATATTATCAGTAATTAAAGATAGAAATATCGAAGATATAAGTAAAATAGTAAAATTATATAATTATAAAGATTTATCTAAATACATTGATTTACAAAAAGCAATTAAAATAAAAAACTTAAATGCAAATAATACAAGCGAATATTATGATTATTTGAAAATGGCTAAAACTTTAGGTTTAGATTTGAAAGATAAGCAAATTGCATATCCAAAAAATATAAAAGAGGCACATGATAAAATATTAGAACAATATAACATAAGTAAAAATAAAATAATATCTAAGAAAATATTTAAAATCGCTAAAAACATAAAAACAAGTGAATATCAAGATAATAAATATGTAATATTTCCGGCAAAATCGTACGAAGATTTAGTTGAAGAATCGAAACAACAAAATAATTGTGTAAGAACTTATGCCGAAAGAATAGTTGAAGGCGAGTGTTATATATACTTTATGAGAAAACTATCAGATCTAAATAAATCATTAGTTACAGTAGAAGTTAGAGATAATACAGTAGTTCAAAAAAGAACAAAGAACAATGAGATAACGACTAAAGAACAAGATAAATTCTTGAAAAAGTGGGAGTTATTAAAACTTAAAAATGGTTAGGAGGGATTTAGTTGAAATCAAAAGATAAAATAATTTTAGAGATGATACACTTCTTTATAACTGAAATGTGTGAAAATGGAATAAGTACAACCGAAGAAATAAGAGAAAGTTTTTCACATAATGAAGTAAAAGACTTTAAGAATATGATAAAAAAATATAAAAAGATGCAATCATTAACAAGAAGCAAAGCGGTGAAAAGAGTAGCAGAAATGAAAAGATGTTCACAAATAAAAGTGATATCATGATATCAAAAGTAAATAAACTAATTTACTTACTAGGAGGATAAAAAAGTGGAAGATAAAGAACTAATTACTATAAAAGAATTAAAATATAAAATTAAAGAAATAGAAGATGATTTAGAATTATATTTAAAATTAAAACAAATAGAATTTACAAAAACACAGCCACAAGGGACAAGTTATGAAAACGAACGTGTAAATGGGAAGTTTGTTTTTGATAAATTTACGCACTATGTGATTAAGTCTGAAAAATATGATAGTAAAATTACTGAATTAGTAGATTCACTATTAGCATACGAAAAAAGATTAAACAAAAAGATAAAGAATATATGTAATGCCGATTTAAAAGCATTTATAACATATTTAAGAGAAGAAGAAAAATATGATTGGGAGAAAATAGCAAGAACAACAAACTATTCGTTAAGGCAAGTCAAACGAATTTATGGTGGTAAATAGCAAGATGGCACGAAATGGCACGAATTAGATGTTATAATATGTATAATAAGATAACTATATAGAAATCTCATTAACTCACCTTTATAAAATTTTTAAAAGCACTACTTTAATAGTAGTGTACTGATGATATAAAGTCTTAAAGAACCGATGCCTGGTGTGGTTTAGGGTGCTGGTAAGTATCATTAGTACAGTGCTATTGAAGCACTTGTTTTTGCCATAGGTTTCGCTATGCTTTGTAGGTAGCATATTGAGTAAATATGTAATAAGCGGAGTTCGATTCTCCAAACGACAAGACCGTCCTTGGTGGTTGTATTTACTTGATATGGTGCTTATTATAGGCACAACACTGTAACGTTTGATTTTAATTGCGTTACTTCCTTTCTAGATATAAGAAGACAATCTAAGCAGGTTGTCTTTTTAATATATAAAAAGTTTTAGTTTTGTGTCATTTTAAATGGTGAAAAATACAGTGCCTTACAAGGAGTAGTGATATTGATGAAAGTAATTATTTTTATATTAGTAGTAGCATGGGCAATAGCTTCTTTTATTATTGCTAACGAGAAAAGATAAATTTGATAAATAAAAGTGGGATAGTGTAATGGTAACATATTGGTTTCAGATGCCAAAGTAAAAGGTTCAATTCCTTTTCCCACAACCAAATATATGAAAGGAGTGAAAATATGGTAGAAGTAGAAGTATTAATTCCAAACTTTAAAGATAAAGAAAACAAACAATTAGGATTATTACAACCAGGTTATAAATACTCTATATCTAAAGAAAGATATGTTGAATTATCAAAAAAAGGAATAGTGAAGATGTTCAAAAAAGAAAAAGATGAGAAATAGGAAGGTGATAGATTATGAATTTAAATAAATTTATAAATATATCACTTTTAAAATTATCAAAAAAATATAAAATTACAATAGTTGAGATAACGGTTGCAAAAGAAGAAAAAATAAGTAGAACATATTCAGTTAGTTATTATGAGTTGGAAGACGCTGAGCAAGAAACAATAAAAGAAACATTTTATAACAAAAGAAGTTTGGCAAGGTGGTTAATGTGTCTAAAGTAAGAAAGATAAAATTAACTGATAAACAAAAGAAACAAATAATTGCTGATTATGTAGACTGTAATAATTATTCGGAAGTTGCAAGAAAACACAAGATATCTGATACAACAGTTAGAAAATTAGTTAAGTCAGATGAGGACTGTTTGAAAAAACTTGAACAAAAAAAAGAAGAAAATACTCAAGATGTACTTGAATATATGGATTCACTCAAAGAAAGAAAAAAGTTAATTGTTGATAAATTATTAAAAGCAATAGAAGAAAAAGCAGAAAATTTGGATAGTTTTACTAACATTAAGGATGTTGCTAGTGCATATGGAATAATCATAGATAAAGAATTAAAAATAAAAGAATTAAGAAAACAAAATAGTTCTGATGATACTGGAGTAACAATTATAAATGATTTGCCAAAAGAATAACATTGTTAAGATAAGAGATTTGATAATTCCAAAGTATTGGCAAAATTTCAACGATATAAAACATACTCATCAAATATATACCAGTGGTCGTGCTGGAACGAAGTCATCTCGTGGTGGCATAAGAGAAATATACAGAATAATACAAAATAAACCCGGCTCTGTAGTTGTTATGCGTAAATTTCATAATAAGTTGAAGAAAACAGTATTTAACGAGTGTAAAAGAGCAATCAAGAGATTAAAATTGCCTTTAAAGAATTTCAAAATAACAGTAAGCCCTATGCAAATCACATACTTGCCAACTGGTAATACTATTTATTTTACAGGTAATGATAGTATAGATGATACAAAAGGTATGATAGATGAAGACAAACCTATTGTTTTAGTTGTACTGGATGAATTAACTGAGTTTTTTGATAAAGGTGATGGTGAGGATGAACTGCAAAATATAGAAGCAACATTTATTCGTGGTAATGATGAAGAGTTTGTGATGGAATATTATTTTAATCCCCCTAAAAATCCAAAAGCGCCTATTATGGAGTGGCTCAACAAGATGAAGTTAAGGGAAGATTGTATACATGTACACACTGATTATAGAGATGTCCCAGAAGAATGGCTAGGAAAAAAATTAATTGAATCTGCAAGAATATTAGAAAAACTAGATCCTAAAATGTATAAATGGTTATGGTTAGGTTTATGCATTGGAATAGATGAATTAATTTATTATATGTTTAGTGAGGAAAAACATATTAAAGAGTGTACTGAAGATAATTTCAAAAATATGAAAAATTTGTTTATTGGTGTTGACTATGGACAAATGAATGCAACAACATATCAGGCATTTGGTATTGATTATAAGGACAAATGCATACGAGGTGTTGATGAATATTATTATTCAGGTAGAGATACAGGAAAACAAAGGTCACCAAGCGAATATGCACAAGATTTTAAATCGTTTAAAGAGAAAATTGAAAAAGAGAGTGGTTTAAAAGTCTTATATGTATTCATAGACCCATCTGCAAAAGGACTACAAGAGGAAATAAGAAGAATATGTCCTGATGTGATTATTAAGGATGCAAAAAACGATGTTGCTCTTGGAATATCAAGGGTACAAAAAATGCTCTCTTATATGAGAGTTTTTATTTCGCCTAAACAAGAACATTTAACACAAGAAATGTTTATGTATAGTTATGATAAAGATTTGCTAGATAAAGGAAAAGAAGTACCTGTAAAACAAAATGACCATTGTGAAGATGCATTTAGATATTTAATAATGGGAATTTGGAAATTTATTAAAATTATACTTCCAATGATTGAAGGTGATAAAGATGATGAATAAAATAATAGATAAAATAAAAGGATGGTGGAATAAAATGTTTGATTATAACAAAATTGCTAAAGATTTTGATTTAGATATAGATACATCAAGAGATATATTAGATGCATTTCAAAAGTTTTCTAATATATATAACGGGCATGAACCTTGGATAGATGATAATACTAAATCATTACATGTTGCCAAAACAGCTTGCGAAAAGGTTGCAAAAGCAGTTACTATCGAATATAAAAGTTTATGTAGCGAACCATACATAAATAAAATATATCAAAAATTTCTGAGAAATAAGAGAAGAAATACTGAGTATATGGTAGGAAAGTCATGTATATTTTTTAAACCTTACTATTCTAACGGAAATATAAAAATAAGTGTTATTCAAGCAGATAAGTTTATTCCGATCAAATTTGATGATGATGGAAACTTATTAGGATTAATAACAATTGATCAACTAACGAGAGGTAATGACATTTACACAAGATTAGAGTATCAAGAGATAAAAGATAATAAAGTAATCATAAAAAACATTGGTTATGTTGGTAGAAAAGATGGCGTTGTTTTACAAAAAAGAATTGAATTGAGCGCCGTTGATAAGTGGAAAGATATTGAACCGGTTGTAAATATAGAGGGCGTAGATAGAATTATTGGAGGATTTGCTAGTATGAAGAATACTAACACAATAGATAATTCTTTTCCTTGCGGTGTTCCGCTTTGGTATGGTGCTATTGAAACACTTGAAGAAATTGATAAACAATTTTCTAGAACATTGTGGGAATATGAAGGTACTGAATTAGCAATTGATGTAGATGTGTCATTATTAGCTAGTGTAGACAATGGTAATGCCAAAATGCCTGAACGTAAGAAAAGATTGTTTAGAAAATTAAACTTTGATGAAACAAAAGATAAAACGTACAATATATTTAGCCCAGAAATAAGAGAAAGTTCACTATTTAATGGATTAAATGAATATTTGAGGCAAGCAGAAAGCCAAATGAATATTGCCTTTGGTACATTATCAAAATTAAATGACATTGCTAAGACTGCTACTGAAATAAAGTCTTCTAAACAAGAATACTATGTTACAGTATCAGATATACAAGATTCAATGCAACAGGCATTTGATGATTTAATTTATGGTATTTATGTTTTATGTAAATTATATGGTATTCCTGTAAAAAATGATTATTTTGTTGAACATGACTGGGATGATAGTATTTTAGTAGATAAGGAAAGTGCTAGAAATCAGGCATTAATCGAGAGAAATAATGATATTACAAGTGATGTTCAATACGTGATGGATACAAAGAATATGAAAGAAAAAGAAGCTATTGAGTATGTAAAAAGGCAACAAAAATATAGAGAACTTACTAAAGTAGAAGAAAAGAAGGATCCTGAAGAAGAATAATGAAGAAATATGATTTTGATAAATTATTAAAACCATTAATTCAAATATACGATGAAATAGAACTTGATATCATAAAAAACATTTTAAATAAACTTGGTAAATATAGTAAAGTACAAGGTTCTTTAGAGTGGTATTTAGAAAAACTTACTGAATTAAAAGCACTTGAGAAAGAAAATTTAAAAGTAATATTGAAAGATAAAGATGCTATTCAGAAAGAACTTGAAAAGATTATAGAAAATGTTGAATTTAAAATTGATAATCTTGATAAGTTAAAATCTTATTATGATAAAGGTTTAATTGAAGTAAACCCAATGGATTTGTATAATAGTTCTTCAATCAAATCATTAATGTCAGAAGCATTAAATGATTGTACAACTATTATGGATTTAATTAATACAAAAGCAATAGAGGGTTCTAATATGGCATATAGAAACATCATTAATAAAGCATATGTCGAAACTGCAAGTGGTATATATACATATAGTGAAAGTATAAGAAATGCCTTAAAAGAGTTTGCTGTACAAGGGATAAAGACAGTTAATTATGAAAATGGTTTGACCTTATCAATAGAATCAGCAATAAGAAGAGATGTTGTTACAAGAGTTAATAAATTAGTTGGAGATAAAGAAATTCAAGTGGCAAAAGAACTTAAAACAAATTTAATGTATGTTGACCAACACTTGGGTGCGAGAGTAAGAACAAAATACATGAAAAATGACTATGAAGCGCATGCAGAGTGGCAAGGAAAAAAATATATGATAGAAGGTTCTAGCAAAGAATACCCGAATTTATATGAAAAAACGGGCTATGGCGAGATGTTAGGACTTAAAGGTATAAATTGTTATCACCATATGCAACCAACCTGGGAGTGGGAAAAAATCCCCAATAGAATAGATGAAATAGAAAATAAAGAAAAATATGAGTTGTTGCAAAAGCAAAGAAGTTATGAAAGAAAAATGAGAACATTAAAAAGAGAAAGATTAATTGCAAAAGAAACTGATGACAAAGAAAATGTAACAAAGATAAATAAAAAAATAAAATCTACTAGTGAGGATTTTAATAAATGGTTAGAAGATAATAATCTTACAAGAGATTATAATCGGGAGTATATTGAGAAAAATTATAATTGGATTAATAATATAACAAAAGATGAAAAGTACGCATTAAATACATATATCAGTTCTGATTCATACATGATAAATGATGCCTTAAGAAACGATTATCCACTAGATAATAGATTAAGCAGTATTGTTAAAAATATAGATAGTGTATTAGATAAAATTCCAAATACTAAAGGTATATTTAATCGTTCTTTGTTTTTTGATAATGAAGATAATTATAATGAATTTATTAAATCCTTATCTAGCCCTAATGGAAAGGTTAAATTCAAATCTTTTATTTCTATGTCTAAGGATATTTATGATGAAAAGGATAACGTTAGACTTATAATGAGGTGTAAAACTGCTAAGGATATAAGTATGATAAATAAAAATGAGCAAGAATTATTACTTAAAAGAAATACAGGTTTTAAAATATTGAAAAAATATTATGTGAATGGTAAACTATTCGTAGATATGGAGGAATTATAATGAAATTTAATGGTATTCCGAAAGGAAAAGAAAAAAACAGATTATATGAACCTGTTGTTATGGAAATGATGGAACCTCTTACAGGAGTATTAAAAGAACTTGTAGAAGAAGCAGAAGAACAATTTGCAAAAGGTGAAATAAATTCAATAGATTATGAAGAATTAAGAAAAAAAGCAAAAGAAATAGAAAGTAGCACTTAGAAATAGAGTGCTTTTTATATGCCTTAATAGTTTAAGTAGGTGCAATTCCTACAAAGGCACTTTAAGTCGACTATGTCGGCTTTTTTCGTGTGTCATAGCAACGATAAGACTAGAAAATATTTTAATTCACACATGGACGTGACCATGTAAAAAATACGAAGGAGGAAAAATATGAAACGTGAATTTTTAGAAGGATTAGAACTTGATAAGGAAACCATTGATACTATAATGGCTGAGTATGGTAAAACCACTCAAGGACTTAGAGAGGAAAGAGATAATCTAAAAACACAAGTTGAAGATGCTAACAAAGAAATTCAATCTTATAAAGATATGGATATTGATAGTATCAAAAAATCTGCAGATGATTGGAAAACAAAATATGAAGAAATGGAAGCCAATCAAAAAGCAGAAAAAGAAAAGAGTATTAGAAATGAAAGAACTAATGCTTTTTTTAATGACATTAAATTTGCAAGTGAAAGTGCAAAGGCAGGAGTAATAGCACAATTTAATGAAAAAGACTTTAAGTACGATGAAGAAACTAAGAAATTTTTAGGTGCTAATGAGTGGCTTAAAGACTTAAAAGAAAAGGATAGTGGTGCTTTCCTTAGCGATGTTGCAAATCCTAAATTTACAACTAGCCCAACAGCGCCAACAAATGATAGTTCTCTAGACAAAATTTTACATGCTATGGGACTAGATGAAAAAAAATAAAAATTGGAGGAATAAAAAATGAATAGTATTGAATTATTTAAAAAAAATGCCCCAGAACTTTTAGATAAAGTTTATAAGGCAGCAAGCACAACATCAGATTTTGATATAAATGGTGATTTAGTCAAAGCTGGTGCAAATGCTAATGAAATTATTGTACCTAAATTAGAAATGGATGGTTTAGGTGATTACGACCGCAATAGTGGTTATTTAGATGGAGATGTTACTCTAACTAATGAAACAGTTAAATATAATTATGAACGTGGTAGAAAGTTAAAAACTGACACTATTGATAATGAGGAAACAGGCGGAGTTATCATGGCTAATATGTCAAGCGAGTTCTTAAGAACAAAAGTTGTTCCTGAGGTGGATGCAGTTAGATATGCAACATATGCTGCATTAGATGACATTACAGATGTTGCTGTAAATGGTGTTGAATATAAAACAGGTGATGAGGTTTTAAAGGCACTAGAAGATGCAATGACACAATTAGATAATGATGAGGTTCCTGAAGAAGGAAGATATCTAAGAATTAGTCCAACATTATTATCTATGGCAGAGTTTGTATCAAGAACAACAAATAATGATATTTTAAAGAAGTTCGCTCAAGTAAAGAAAGTACCACAAAGTAGATTTTTAACAAAAATTGAGTTAAGAAGTGGTAAGGATTTAGATGGCGAAAGAATTGGTGGTTACAAGAAAGTTGCTGATACTTTTGAAAAAACTGCTGATACATCACTTACAACTGGTAAAACTTACTATACAAAATCTGGTGATACTTATACAAAAGTTGAAACTCCTAATGTTTCTAACATAGGAAATTACTATGAAATGACTAAAATTGGAAGCAGAGATATTAACTTTATGATTATTCACAAGCCAGCAATGTTACAATACACAAAACATGCTAAAATGAAAATCTTTACTCCAGAATCTGATGATAATGGAGATTTCTATAGAATGTTATATAGAATTTATGGATTAAATGATGCATATGAAAACAAACGTGCTGGAATAGCAGTATCTCATAAGTAGGTGAAAATATGGGAAAAATCATAGGAAACAAAAAAATGCCTGTAATTTCATATTCACAAGAAGAGGTGAAGGAAATTACAAACGAATTAAATGCAAAGATAGTTGAACTAACTGAAACAAATGTTAAATTATCTGAGGAAAGAGATATATTAACTGAAACAAATGTTGAATTAAATGCAAAGATAGTTGAACTAACTGAAGCACTTGAAAAGAAAAATAAAAAAGATTCTGATAAAGAATCTAAGTAGGAGGTGTAAGGTATGCTAACTAAATTAATAGATTATAATTATTATTCTAAAGTATATGGAGGTTCTAGCATACCTGAATCTTCATTTGATAAATATTCTACAAAATCAAGTTCACAAATCAATTTATTCACTTCTAATAGAATTACTGATGATAATATAACTGAAAGTATTAAAAATGCAGTATGTGAAGTTGCCGAGTTGATATATAATCAAGAAATGCTTGTTAATAAAATAGAAGATGATTCCAAAGAAGTAGCAAGTGAAACTGTAGGACCTCATTCTAAATCATATGTTAACAAATCAAATCTTAAATCTCAAAGAATATTAACAAAAGAAGAGTTAAACAAAGAGTGTTATCGTATATGTTATACATATATATCGAATACTGGCTTAATGTTTAGAGGTTAATATGTTTCCACATACAATTACTATATTTAATCTTGTAAACGATATATATAATAGAAAAGTTGTACATAATGTATTTTCACATACTGATAAAATAATTTCACAAGAGGGAAAAGGTGAAAAATATACTTCTGCACATAGAGTTATTTTTTCGGAAAATGCATTAAATGATTACTTAACTATTGACGAGTATAATAAATTAAGCGATAAAACTAATAATTTTACTCTAAAAAACAATGATTTAATTGTCATAGGTGAATTTAAAGAAATAAAAGAATTAGTAGATGTAACCAAAACAAATGTTGATTATTTTTTAATTAAAACTATTTCAGACAACCGATATGGGTCTTTAGATTTACAAAACATAGAGGTAACAGATTGATTATTAAGGCGAAATTGGATTTGCCAATTGATGATTTAATAAAGTCATTAGGATTAAACGAAAGAGGAAGAGTACAAAAGTATATTGATAGTTTTGTATTAAATCACTCAAAGCCATATGAACCTGGAAAACATATTCATGATTCCGGTAAAATTGCCACTGACATAGGAAGCGGTAAAGTTATATGGAACAGTCCTGATGCAAATTATCTTTATGAAGGCAAATTAATGGTTGACCCAAAAACACAAAAAGGTGCTTTTTTTTCGCCTGATTATGGTTACTGGAGTAGACCTAATACTGCCAAGATAATGGACCCAAATGATAGAGATTTAATCTATCATGGAGGCGGATTAAAAGGTTCACATTGGTTTGATAGGATGATAAATGCAGAAATGGAAGATTTATTAAAAGGTATTTCAAAAACAATAGGTGGTGATAAGTTGTGAGTAAGAATAAAGCAATAATTGATTGTATAAAAGAATATTTTAAAACATGCCCACATTTAAGTGAACTCGCAAAAATTAATGTTGATTACTTAAATATTGAATCTAAAGACTGTGAGTATTGGTCAATAGAACAAGAAGAGGCACCTATAATACTAGGAAAAAATGTACTAGGTACGAAAACGCATAGACAATGTCAATTTTTGATTGCAAGTCGTGCTTTTTTTAACCCTTTGAAAGATACTCAAAATATTGAAAATTTGCATTTGTTTGAAAAAATTGCTGAGTGGGTATATCAAAACAATAAAAAAAAAATATATCCTGAATTGAACGATAATGAGATACCAACATCATTAGAAGTAATTACAGGAGGTTTTTTATATGGAACTGATAGAACTAACACAATAGCAAGATATCAAATGAATTGTAAATTATTATATGACAAGGAGGAAAGATAGTATATGTCATTAAGTTTATTAGATGGTAATAATCAATTTAATCGTGAGGACCATATAACAATGTTCAATGCAAATATCACTTCATGTGATGAGAGTGGTATTGTTTATGGTGAAACACCTTCATGGGTCCCATTTGGCGAGGATAATGATGAAATTACTCGTGAAATGAACAACGAAATAGAATCGAAGAAAAATGTACTTGGTAAGAATAAAATCGACCATACAAAAGGCGCTGATACAACAGAAATAGATCCTATTGCAATCCGTGGTAATGATACTTTATCAAAAATACTATATATGATGTTTAAATATGGTTTAGTTGGAGATAAAGCAAAATTACAATGTATGGAAGTTACTTTAGGTGATAAACAAACTGATGGTTCTTATGGTGCATTTACTGAAGATGCAGTAGTTGATTTGAAGAGTTGGGGTGGAGATACAACAAAAATCAATGCACCTATAACTTTAAACTGGAAAGGTAACAAAACACACGGAACATTTAATGCCACAACAAAAACATTTACAAAAACAACAGAAGCATAGAAGGGGGCATTTAAGCCCTCTTTATTTTTAATTTTTATAGGAGGAAAATTATGAGTTTAATAGTAAAAAATAAGTTTGTAGTTGAAGATATCATAGATGAAAAAGGTATGAAAATCGGGGAATTAAAGTTTAATCCAAGTGATAGTAGAATAATGAATAAATTATCACAAATTATCACAGATGCCACAAGCTCTATGAATAAAATAAAAAATATTGGAAATGTAGCAGATCTATCTAATAAAAAATTAGAAACAATAGAAGATTTTGAAAATGTGCAATCCGATATAGAAAAAATTTGCAAGGGTATTGATATTGAATCTGAGTTGATAGACAGAATATTTGCAAATTTAAATGAGGTATTTGGTAAAGAAACAATAGAAATATTTACTGGTGGTACACAAGATATTGATTTGTTAATACCACTTTTGGAATTTGTTATGCCATATGTTAAAGAAGCAAGACAAAAAGGTGTAAACAAGTATATAAAAAATAATAAATTAGAAGAATTTGATGTGTTAGAATGAGCAACATATTAACAACTAATTTACCAAAAAAAATAAGAATAAATGGTAATTTGTATGATATTAATTATGATTATAGAACAGTAATTAATATTTTAATAGCATTTGAAGATGAAAATCTAACTCAATATGAAAAACTTTATATAATGGTTAAAAATTTATATAAAGATGATATTTCTGATGACGAATTTGCAGAAGCATGTGAAAAGGCGATAAGGTTCATAGATTGTGATAAGAAATATACAACAAAAACATCAGATAAGCGAATTTATTCTTTTGAAAAAGATGGTGGATACATTTTTAGTGGAATTAATTCTACACACCATATTGATATAGAAGAAAAAAGAGATTTGCATTGGTGGAAATTTATGGATTTCTTTATGGATATGAATCCAGATTGCATGTTTGGAGAGATAACTTATTATAGAACAAGAAAAAATGAAGGTAAGTTAACAGATGAAGAAAAAAAGCAATACAGAAAGATAAAAGATATTATTGATTTAGAAGATTCAAAACCTCGTGAACAATCGGAAGCAAGAAAACAATTCTTTGAAGAATTTTATAAAAAATAAAAATAAGGAGGTGTTATATGTCTGGCTATTAAAAGAGAAGTAGTTGTAGATACAAAATTAAAATACGAAAAAATACAAAAAGACTTTAAAAATCTTGAAAAAGATACTGAAAGTTTAATTAATAAATATAACAAGTCGGTTGATTCGATAAAAAAACAAGAAAATGCACTTGATAAAGTAAAAGCAAAATATGAAGAATTAAAAGTCTATGCTGATGCGGGCGTCTTAAAAACAAGTGGAAAACAAAAAGAATATATAGATACTATTCATCAAATGGATTCTATGAAAGGGAAATTAAAAGATACTAAGGCAGAAGCAAATCATTTAAAAGATGAGATACAAAAATCTTTGAAAGCAAAATTAATAAAAAAATATGGTGAAGGATTTGCCGATCTATGTGAGAAAACAGATTCATTTAAATCGAAAATGACTAAACTCATATTAACTGTAGCAGTGTTAAATCTTATCAGAAATAAATTATCTGATATGCGAAACGGGTTTGTTAATTTGCTTAAATCTAATACTGAATTTAGTAACAGTTTAGGTAGAATAAAAGCAAATTTAATGACTGTCTTTGCACCAATATACAACGCTTGCTTGCCTGCGATTAATACATTAATGACAGCACTTTCTAAGTTGACTGGTACAATTGCAATATTTGTATCGGGTTTATTTGGAAAAAGTATTGAAGACACACAAAAAGATGCGAAAAAGTTATCTAAACAATTAGATAATGTAGGCAAAAGCGGAAAGAAAGCAAGTGGTTCTCTTGCAAGTTTTGATAAACTAGAAGTTTTATCGGATAACTCTTCAAGTGAAAGCACATCGGGTAGCAATGCTGTTGTGCCTAATTATAATAGCGAAATTCAATTTAGTGAAAAACTATTAACCGTATTAAATAAAATCAAAGATTTTATTGTTGAAAACAAGGAACCGCTGGTAGCATTTTTAATAACTGTCATAGGTTTGATAGGTTTGATAAAATTAATAAGAATTATAAATGAGATAAATACAGTTACTGGTGTTTTAAAACCACTTATGACATTCTTATCAGCACATGCTACTACAATAGGTGGAATACTTGCGATTGTGGGTGGTTTAATAATATTTATTGATGGTATTATTAGATATTTACAAGATCCTACATGGGAGAACTTTGGAAAGATACTTTTAGGTGTAGGGGTTATTGCAGCAGGGGTATTTTTAATATTTGGTGGTTTCCCAGCACTGATTACAGCTATTATAGGAATAATAATTGCTTTGGGATTAGCGATATACAAAAATTGGGAAAATATAACAGAAACTCTTGGAAAAGTTGGTGATTGGATATATGAACATATAATTAAACCAATCGCTGACTTTTTTGTTGGGCTATGGAATGGAATAATCGGAGGGGTCAAATCAACAGTGAACTGGATAAAAAGTGCTTTTTCCTCTATAGTAAGTTTCTTTTCGAATATTGTTTCTAAAATAGTAACGTTGTTTAGAAATATAGGTACAAAAGTTGGAAATGCCATTTCTGGAGCATTTAGAGTTGTAATAAATGGAATATTAGGTGCTATAGAAAGTATACTTAATTTTCCAATTAAATCAGTAAATAGATTAATTGGAGTTATTAATAAAGTTCCAGGAATTAACATTGGTACATTACCAACATTTAATTTACCACGATTAGCAAAAGGTACTGTTATACCACCAAGACAAGAATTTGCTGCAATACTTGGAGACCAAAAACACGGAACAAATATTGAAGCACCACTTGAAACTATCAAACAAGCAAATAGAGAGGTTATGCAAGAATTTTTAGGAACATTATCTAATTTAAATAATGGTGAAAGAGAGATTGTATTAAGAAACTTAACATTTGTATTACAATTTGGAACTGGTAATAATTTCCAAAAATTGGTAATAGACAGCATTAGATTATCGGAGAAAGAATTAGGAAGGCAATTGTTGCTTGCTTAGGGAGGAAAAATATGGACAAAATAAAAATAATAAATCCAAAAGATAGTACTGATTATTTTGAAATTCCTTGGGAGTGGTTGCCACAAGGGACACAAGGACCAACTTTAAATGATTTAGAAGCAACAGCGGAAAGAGGTAAATCGAGTGGTTATTTAAGCCGTGTTCGATGTGCAGAAATACCTGCTGCAACACTAGATATTGATGAAAGATTAACTCAACAACAAATATATCCTATGTTAAAATTATTAAAATTAGTTAAAGTTAAAATTTACTACTTTGAAAAATATTTAAATAAATTTGTTACAAGAGAATTTTATGCTAAAAAACCTAATCCTAAATATTGGGAAATTCCTGAAAATAACAATACAGATAATATAGTATATGACAAATTCACAATTGAATTTTCTGGTTACGGAGATGTTAATTAATGGAATATTCTAGTATAGAAACTAAAATGCTTCAATCTTTTGAGTATGAAACAACAGTAAATAATGATGGAAATATTTTAGGAATATGTGAATTAGGTAAAGCAAAAATTCAGTTAATAAATGAAAATAATAGTTATAGTACATATAAGGATTCATGGATAAGTACACCTCATGGGTCCTTTTATATTTATGATGTGAAACCAGTACAAGAAAATGTAACTATAGAATTAAGTTGTTATGATATCAAATATAAACTTGATACACCTTATGACAGCGCAAAACATACATTTCCATGCACGTTAAAAGAGTGGAGAAACTCTATATTTAATGATTGTGGTGTTACTTATGACAATACTGATTTTCCAAACAGTGATTTAACTTTGTCGGAAGAACCATATCTTGATGATGGAATTACTAATAGAAATGTAGTTGCTTTAATTGCACAAGCAGGAGCAAGCATTGTTATAACTGATAACCAAGATAAATTTTACTTTTCTTGGTTTAACGATACAATTCATAATGTTATAGATTGGCTAGAATTAACTACCGAAAAAAATCCAACAAAATCTGTAAATTTTCTTGTTTTAAGTCGTGGTGATGCAGGTGATGATTACTATTATCCATTGACTATACCTGAAAATAAAGTTGAATTTAAAATAGATAGTAATTATATACTTGATCCGCAAGATACTACGAGTGAAACTGATTTGAGAGCAACAACAATAATTCCATTATACAATCGTATAAATGGTTTTTCTTATATTATTTATTCTATGAGAACCCAATTTATCGAAAATAAACTAACTTTAAAATTAGGCGATAAAATTAAATATAAAGATGTTTATGGAAATGAATTTACTTCTTATGTAATGAGTAAAAAAATCACCTGGCTAGGTGGTGATTTAACTGACTCAGATAATTACGAATTGATGATCTCAGCAAGCAAAATAAATGAAACATCAACTGAAGTGTCATATAAGAAAAAAGATGTTAACAAATCAGTTATAGAGTTATCAAGGAAAACTGATAAAGCAATGGGAATAATAAAAGATGCAGTTAAAAAAGTTGATGATCTAACAGATTACATTAAGACAAAGCAAGAAACATCAAGCATAGAATTGCTTAAAACACCTGATAGTACGGGCGCAATAAATAAATTATCAATTAAAAACTTCAATTTACAAACGTTGTATCCAGACATGGCATATCCATCTGATTATACTTATCCGGGCGTATTAAACTTTTACACATTAATAATATCAAACGAAAAAGTTGTTTATAGTCCATCACTTCCAACAGCCAACAACCAAACTGAATTGTATAATGTCGGTGGAATTAGTGGTAAATTTTATCGATGTATTGATAATGTATGGACAGAAGAAACAAATTTAGACAATATAAAATTTATATATATTAATTCACCATTCCCGTTGCAAACATTAACGACAACAACAGGTGATACTGTTTATGATGAGTTAATTTTTGAAGATAATCAAGTATCTATAATACAAAGATTAGATTATGATGAAGAAAATAATCTCGAAGTATTAGAAACACCAGTAACTTACAATTTGGGTGAAATGCTAGTACCAACTTTTGAAACTAATACTTATATTACGATGAAGTATTGGACTAATCTAAATTATGAATGTACATATATTGAAAAAAATGAGTTTACTTCTTCATTTACAACCAAAAATGAAACAAATGCTTTAATGAGTATTACGAATGAAATAAATTTAAAAGTTGAAAACAAATGTGGGAAAGATGAAGTAGTAAATCAGTTAAACATTAGTAAAGATTTAATTGAAATAAAAGGTAATAGATTTGTACTTGATGCTGACAATATCAAAATTGACAAATTTGGAAATATTTTATTGTCTAATGGAGCTAAGGTATTAGGTGAATATGGTTTACTTTCTTCAATAATAGTAGAGAGCAATATAATGTCGAGAAGCTTTATAGGTGGTAATATGATACTTCCTATGGGATATTCACAATATGAAGAAACTAGCAGTGGTTCAATAACGACGATAAAAGATTCATTACAGTTACAATTTACAATTCCAAAAGGTTTTAAAATAATGAGTGCATTTATATTGTTAGAGCATATGCCAACAAAATATAAAGATGGTACAACATTAAAGTACACTGGTACATCAAAAAATCTAAAACTATATAGAGCAACTAATTATTCAGCCGGTACTTTTGTAATGGATATAACACGTTATGTAACTAATAATAGTGAAATAAATTATTCAGAAGTTCCTAACGCTTTTGGAGTAAATGGATTTAGCGGTTCAAGTTCAGGTTATACAAGTAAACAATCAATAAATATAAAAGATTTTATAACAACTTCAGATACTGAAGATTCATTTAATATGTTCAAAATAGAAACTTCTAATTCATTAGTTACAAGTTTAGCCGCAATGTATCAAAACACAGGAGCATGCAAAGCAACACTGATGATAATGGGATATTCTAGTTTTGAATAAAAAATAAATTAAATAGGAGGAAAAAATATGATAACAAACGTAAGTTCATTACTTACTTACTTACTTACTTACTTACTTACTTACTTACAGGGAAGGAGGTGCAGTTATTTAATAATTGTACCTCTTATGAGAAAGGGGGCAAGGCATAAAAATATTACTTGCTCTCTAAGAGGTGCATGTCTATGAGTTTGAAAAATTACCCAGATATGACAACACCACTAAATGCAGAAAACTTAAAATTACAACCAAAAACAGCAAAAACAATAAGTGATAACGATGTTTATAGTTGTAATTATATAAATGCTAATACAATTCCAATGATAAACTTTAGTGGAGATTTTAACGATTATAAAGAAACCGCTATAGGTCAATGTCAAATGTCTGCTAATAAGCCACCAACGGATGCAAATTATTTTTATGGAACAGTAATAGCGATAAAGTTTGGAAGTGCTTATTGCAGTCAACTTGCAACCGATATTAACACTGGAAAAATGTATAATAGAGTATTAATAAATGGCAGTTGGACAGCATGGAAAGAAGTTCAGCTAAATGCTTTATAAAAAAAATAGAGGGCAAGATTAAATGCCGAAAATGTGGAAAAAATCAATTTTACAGATTATCCAAATACGGATAAACCTATCAATGCGGAAAATTTAAATCAAATGCAAAACAATATAGAAAACGAAATAAAAGAAAGCAGATTAAAAAGTGCTATATTAGTTGCATTAAGTGAAAATAAAAGTTTAACTGTTTCGACTGCGTGGAGTGATATTACAATACCATTTAACAAGGTTTTAAGAAAAATCGGAGATGGTTTTTCACTTAATACTTCAACAGGTACCATCACAGCATCCGAAAATGTAAAAAATGTAAAAGTTACAATTGGAGTAAGGGTTAATAACAATATTTCGGGTAATGTATATCCAAGAATTTATAGCCAATCAGGAATTTCTAACTTTACAGGAAGTGGAGATAAAAATTCTGGTCAAATAAAAAATGAAACAATTGATAAATGTGATACTTCAAAAACTATTCAAGGTGGCTTTAGATGTAGTGCTACTGGCGAAGTGATAATTACTGGTTCAGAACAATATACTTATATGCTAGTAGAAGAATTATAACTCATAGATTTAATTTAAATAACAAAATAATATGAAAGATTTTATAAATTATCCAAATAAAACAACACCATTAAATAGCGATAATTTAAAATTACAAGAAAGTGGTTCAAATGAAAATGGCAATTGGATTAAGTATAGTGACGGTACTATGAAAACATACCAAAATGTGGATATTACATTATCTGTTACTGAAGCGTGGGGTGGAATATTTGTAGGAAATTATGCAACACCAATTAATTTTCCTCAAACTTTTAAAGAGCCACCAGAAGTGCTAATTGATTTAAAGTTTACTCAAGGTGCTGGTTGGCGAGTTGACTGGGATTTTCCTGTTATAACTAATTCCAGTATTAAAAATATTGGGGTTGGAAGAGGGACTTCTACTGATACGTCAAAATTTAAGGCCACAATTTTTGCAATAGGAAAATGGAAATAATAAAGAAAGGATAAAGAAAATGGAAAAAATAAAGAAGTATAAAGAAATATATGCATTTATTACAATAATCATTGGAATTTTATCTGGTGCATTTGTGATTTTACATAATATTTTAAATAAATATGATGAAATACTAGATAATTTAAAAACAACACAACAAATGAGTTTAAAATCGGTTATATGGAATGATAATATTCCACTAGCTGAAAGGTCATCTGCTTGTGACGTATATTTAAGTAATAGTTATAATAGTTTAACAAAAAAACATTGTGAAATGATTCTGAAGGAGGAATAATTATGATTAAAATAATAATTGGTTTAGTAAGTGTTATGTTAGCAAATGTTTTACTAGGAGTAACACTTGCTAAGTTAAAACAAGAATTTAAAAAAGAAAAACTATTGAGTGGCTTAGTAAAATATTTGGGAATAATCTTAGGTGTATCACTTATGTATTTAACAGGTTATTTAAATCCGGATATTGTAGTTGCAAATATAAATAACGTAGAAGTTAATTTAATGACTGGTATAGAAGTTTTATTTATTTCAGGTATAATTTACTATGGTATGCAAGATTTAATTAAATTGAAGAATTTATTAGGATTATCAAACGATATTACTCCCACCGATGAAGGGAGAGGATAAAATGCAAAGAGCGATATTTCCGATACTAAAAACTTGGGAAAGTCAATCTATGTATACTGGTTCTCATACAGATACAAAGGCAATAGATTTTGGAGTTTTAAATCCATACAATGACAAAGAACTAAAAGCACCTTTCGATGGTAAAGTGGTACATGTGGATCCACAAAATCTGGGAGGAGGAATAGCATTCGAAAGTTTAAATAAAGTTAAGTATGTGAATGGTACAGAAGATCATATGACTTTGTGGACAGGTCATGATAATAACCCGCCAAAAGTAGGTACTATATTTAGACAAGGAGAAGTATATTCCCACATGGGTACGGCTGGTGGTGTAGCAATACATTGTCATTTAGAAGTACAAAAAGGTAAATTTAAAATGCCTACAAAGATTACTTCGCAAGGAGCATATTTATTAGATAATGCAGTAGAACCATTTAATGCTTTATTCTTAAATAAAGATGGTTTGATTAAATATAGTAAATACAAATGGACATCATTACCGAAAATAGAAGTAACGACAGTTGTAGAAAGAAATGAGAATATATCTCAAATAAGAGTAATAGTCGATAATTTGAGAGTTAGAGCAGAACATAGTACAAATAATAGTAGTGTAATCGGTTTTGTTCAAAATAAAGGTATTTATAATGATTTAGAAACTTATAATGATGGAACTTATATATGGCATAGAATAGATAAAGAACAATGGATTGCTGATAATGGAGAGTGGTTAGAGGTACTACCAGTTACTGACTACAAGAAATTATATGAAAGTAAGCTTAGTATGATTGAAAGTTTAAACAAACAAATTTCGACACAAAATGACACGATAAATAATTTAAATGAAAAATTAAGTAAAATTAATGAATTATCAAGAATATGAAAACAAGTAGGGAATTAACTCTACTTGTTTTTTTTATGCATATAAATATAATTCATGCCGAACACTCTTATAAACTCTTCTTTAGTGCCTATATTCTTTTCAAAATAAGTTTGTGCTTTTACTTTCCAAAAATTTATATACTCATAGTTGTTAGTTATATCTCTATGACATTTTTCACACAAAGGTATTACAAAACCATATTTAATAGAATTGGATCTATTTCTTCCTGGAAAAAGTTCATGCTTGTCTATATGACCATAAATCGAGCCACATTTGATACATTTAGATAGATTAGGTGTAAATATACTAAATCTATCTTTTTCTTTTCTAGAACGAGTTTTTGTTATTTTAGAAATAGATTTATAAGTTTTATATTCTTTACTATTACACTCTCGATAACATGTAAGAGATACATTTTGCTTTTTTAATGAACAATAGAAATAATAATGTCCTTTTTTGGATTTTTTTCTTAAGTATTTACAATTCATACTATCACCTCGATTTCACATCTAGATGACGACTAAAATGAATAATAAATATTACTAATGAGAGAGAATTACAAAGGTATAATTCCTTATTTTATAAGGGTTTGTAAAATTTCAAGGGTGTATCTAACTTTTCCCTTATTCTCCACCATTAGATAATTAACCCTTATTTTATAAGGGTTTTTATT